TCATCGCTCGTCCCTAAGCCGTATCCAGAACATCAGGCGAGCCCCAGAATCATTCAAATTCCAGAGCCAGCAGTCGACCTTGCGGGGGCGATAGCGCAGAAGAACGTGGAAGACTCCGACCAGCGATCCGCGGTTAGCGACTCGCCGCCAGTCATTGAGCCCGCCGAACATAACCTCCTCGCGATAGCGCCTCTTGTCATAAAAGAAACTTGTTTACCCTTGGTTGGACAAAGGTGGGAGGTTAGCTCCCTGCGGAATGCGATCGTAGGGGCGCGTCCGGTTGCCGCGCCCCGGGCGGACGGGATGCTCAGCGCTCGCCATCTCGAGGAGCTTGGAGCGGACCAGCGCGTCGAGCGTCTCGGCCGAGGGCGACAGGCGCTTCAGGGCATCGGGCACTGAGGCGCGGGCATAGGCAGCGACAAACTCAATCGCAACCTCGCGGGTCAGGCCCCGCGCCATCGCCAACCGGGCAGCGGTCATGGTCGCCGAATGCAGCGCCTCGCGGTGTCGGGCCTCGATCTGGATCCCGGTCCAGTGCTGGAACCGAACGGTTGCGAAGCCGATCAACGCGGTCAGTGCCACGCCCGCGAGATCGAGGAGGCTCGGCGTCAGCGCGGTCAGCAGGTCGCTGCCGGTCGAGGCGGCGGCCGGCAGCGCGAACGTGGCGAGAATCGCGGCCGAGATCGTCGAAGCGCCCATCCGGGCGATGGCCGCGACCAGCGGCCAGCCGATGAGCAGGATGAAGGCGGACGCACAGAGAGCGAGCATGAGCACGAGGAGCGCCGAGGGCGCGAGGACGATGATCGAGGACATGGGCATTCTCCTTCAGAGGCGGGCGAACTGGAAGTGCATCCAGTCGCGGTTGCAGGCGCGGCCGAGGCTCGTGGCGCCGGCGGCTTCGACGATGGTCCAGAAGGGCTCGTAGACGGGTGCGGCGAAGCTCGCCCGGTCGCGGCCCCAACGGAGCGGGTTGCGCTCGGGGTCGAGGTCGACCGCGATGCCCCAGGCGTGCATGGAGAGGGCCGAGCCGCCGCGCATGGGCCGGTGGTTGAAGCAGCCGCCGAAGAGGTTCAGCCGCAGCCGCTCGAACTGGGCAGCGCCATAGTGCGCCACCGCCTCGCGGAAGATCCGCGTCATGGGCGCCGCCACGAGCCTGTGGCAGCGGAAGCTCGTGATGCTCGTGTTGAGATCCCAGGCGAGCCGGAACGGGATCGGCAGCTCGACGATCCCCGCGGTGCAGTCGGGACCGCCCGCGACGCCATAGAAGGTCGCGACAGACTCCTGCCGGGGGTAGGCGCCCTGAGCATCGGCCACGGCATGGCCCGGCAGCGGCAGCCGCTCGACCGCCGCGCGCACCGGCCCGGAGGCCCAGGCGGTCAGCGCCTCGCGGGTGTTGGGCCCGAGGAGCCCGTCGATCCGGCCCGGCGCATGGCCGAGCCGCGCCAGCACCGCCTGGCCGGCCGCGATGCGCTGCCGGCGGGAAGGCTAGGCGCGCCAGGGCACCGGCTCTCCCTCGAGCGCCGCCTGCGCGGCCGCCTGGGTCAGCGGCCCCGCGTCGCCGTCGATGGCGCCGCGGTAGAGCCCCGCGGCCGCGAGCAGCCGCTGGATGTCGGTTGTCGTCACGTCTTTCTCCATATGCAAAAGCCCCGCTCGAGGGCGGGGCATGGGTGGTCGGACTGGTGTGGTTCGTCAGAGGAGGGTCGCGATCCGCTCGCGGTTCGAGACGAGGAGCTCCTGCGCCTCGGTGCTGCCCGAGGCGGAGACCGAGTAGCTCAGCCGCACCGGCTCGAGGTGGAACCGGCCGAAGAGCGCCCGGATCTCCGGCGTGTCATTGATCGACAGGAGGAAGGCGCCCTTGAGGCCGCCGAGGATCTCGGCGATCCGCGCGAACTGCGCCCGGTCGAAGAGGCCTTTCCCGTAGTCGTTCTCGCCGCCGAAGTAGGGCGGGTCGAGATAGAAGAGCGTCTCGGCCGTGTCGTAGCGCGGGATCAGGTCCGCCCAGTCGAGGCTCTCGAAGACCACGCCGTCGAGCCGCTCGTGGGCGGCATCGAGCACCGGCTCGAGGCGGGCGAGCGAGAAGCGGGGCCCGTGCCCGGCCGAGACGCCGAACACGCCGTCGAGCTTGCCGCCGAAGCTCAGCCGCTGGAGGTAGAGGAACCGCGCCGCCCGCTCGAGGTCGGTGAGCGTGGCCGGATCGGTGAGGCGCAGCCGATCGAACTCGCGCCGGCTGCAGATCTGGAAGCGCATGATCTCGAGGAGCTGCGGGTAGTGCCGCTGCAGGATCCGGAAGAGGTTGATGATCTCGCCGTTGCGGTCGTTCATCACCTCGAGGCGGGGCCGGAAGCGGCGGCGGAGGAAGATCCCGCCCATGCCGACGAAGGGCTCGACATAGGCGCGATGCGGGATGGCCTCGATCCGCTCGAGGATGAGCGGGTGGAGACGTTTCTTGCCGCCGAGCCACGGGGCCACCGGGGCGGCGGGAGGTACTTGTTTCATAAGGTGATTCTGCCTCACAAGGCGCCTGCCCTCGCGAGGGGTGGCAGGCAGTCTGAAAGGCTTCGGACAGGCTGGCGCGGTCGACGGTGAGACATTGGCCGCGTGGTTCGGGCTGTTTGCGCAGCCCGGCCCCTGCCAGAGGGCCTCTTTGATACGGAAACTATAGACTTTGAAAAGTCATGGCTTCCCGGAAGAGATGCGTTCTGCCAATTGAATCATAATGGTGCAGCACGATGCGCCGAATACAAGCTGCATCATTGAATCGAAGTCTTCTGGCAAAAATTCTGGCACATAGGCGTTCCGCAGGAGGTTCAGATGCGGGTGGAGCTCGCGGATCGCTGGATTGCTATCGTTAATCTTCCATTCATGCGCGCATGCATTGCGTACTGCGCGGATGGCCTCAAGGTGATCAAACAAATCTCTATCAATGAAGCCTTCGAAATGAGCGCCCGCGATTAAGTCGCGAAATGTGCCGCTGCTCTTCCTCGGCCCTTCTGTGGAATCTTTCGGCGAGCATCTTAAACTGTGTCGGCCGCGGCCCCTTCGTGCAAGTTCACTCTTCACAAAGGTCTTGAGCATCCGCTCAAGCATGGATCCCCACACGAGGCCGATGGCTCTTGGAGACTTCCGATAGACCTCCGAGTTCACTTCCCTGATAAAATCATCTATCTCAGGCCATGCCTCCAGCCATCCAGATGATTTTCCGGTATTGCACTCCAAAGCCGCTCCGGGAGCAATATCTTGGAACTTCTCATACTCACCTTCAGGAAGCTTAACCTCACCGAAGTCGCCGTTTACGCATCGCTTAAAGATCTCGCGACCGTGTTCTTCGACGTCGTCAGGGCTGGCGGTGAAAGGCAGTTCCTTCGCAAACGTGGATGTTCTGATGATGCAGTTAATCCGCGTTTTTTGCTCATTGGCCCAGACAGGGTCCCGAACCTCCAGTATTTTCACGGTTTGGTCTGCGCCTCCTCTTGTGCTACCCTATTCGATCTGGCGCTATGCCATGGGCTATAGCCAGCACATGTTTACTGACAGTGCCAATACATTTTGGCTCGGTGGGGCAACGTCACCCCGCACTCCGTCCCCGCCAGAGCCGCTCCAGCATCGCCGTCGTGCCGCGCGGGCCAAGGTAAGCCAGCATCGCCACGAGGCCCATCGCCGCCCGGCCGTCGAGGTCGAGGTATGAGCTCAGGGCTTCGCCTATGAAGGCCATGGCGACGAGGGCGGGGATCTCCCAGAGGAGCTCGCGGCCGAAGAAGGCGCGGCGGCGGGCTCGGACCTCGCCCGTGTGATACATGAGCCGGCCCATGGCGGCGGCGATCAGCGTGGCGATGGCCCCGCCCCAGAGCGCGGTGATGGTGTCGATCAGTCCCTTTTCCGGCATCGCGCCGCTCCTGTTGTGCGCGCTCGTCGCGCGGGTCTCGGCCCGGCCGGGGGCGGCCGGGTCCTGTCATGATGATCGGGAAGGCCGGGGCGCTTCAGTCCGCCGGCGGTTGGGTCCAGGCGCTCCCGGCGGGGGAGCCTGGCTGCCTCGGCATGTCGCGCAACGGCTGGCGATAGGCGGTCCAGGCGGCGCGGTCGGCCGGCGCGTCAGCGGCCCGCGTTGAACCGGACCGGGCTCACAGCCTCACCTCTGCGGCTTCGAGGAACAGCCGGTCGGTCTCCTCCGGCGAGAGGCCGAGGAGGAAGGCCAGCGTGTCCATCGTCTCCGACCCCCGGGCGAGCACCGTCGCGCCGCGCAGCGCGGCCCGCATCGCCCACGGGTAGGAGGCGTCCTCCGCGATCTCCATTGCACGGGCCCACTTCTCCTCGCCGATCACGATCATGGCCTGCAGCAGGCTAATCTCGGCCGGCCCCCGCGCGCGGGCCTCGGCCTGCGCCCTGATGTCGGCGGCCTTCACGAGCCTGCTGTAATCGATGGTCGCGGTTTCCATTGCTGCTCTCCTGCTGGTCATGGATCAGCCCTCCGCGGACGGCGGGAGGTAGGGCGGGATCGGGATCTCCTGATCCTCGACCTCGATTGTGCCGGGGTTCGGCAAGGGCAGGTCTCCGTAATAGCCGTGGGGGAAGACCACCTCGAACTCGAGGACGCCGTCGACCCGGGTGACGTTGCTCGTGACCCAGGTGTTGTCCATGGCGTCCCAGGGCAGCACGTCGCCCTCCTCGACGCCGCTGAAGTCATAGACCATGTCATTGCAGGTCAGGGTGTCGCCCTGCACGCGGAAGACGGTCAGCTCATACATCCGCCGAAGCGGAACCATGCGAATGCGCATCATGGCGGATTACCTCCAGCGGCCGGTGACGAGAAGATCGACGGTCTGCGTGGCCCCGTAGGATGTCGGGGCCAGCAGCATGTAGGCCGCGACGTTCGAGGCCCCCGGCCGGCCGAGGAGCGAGATCACCGAGCCGCCCCGGCAGCCGCCCGTCACGCAATGCCCGTTCAAGGCCCCGCTCACGAACTCGACGGGCAGCGTCACCGTCTGCCATTCGGTGCGGTAGAGGGCCCCCTGCGGCGTGGTCGGACCCGGGACCCCGGTCTGGACCAGGCGGCAGAGCTGCGTCCCATCCGCAAAGCGGACATACTCGGCGCCAGCCGTCTCGCCCTTCTCGATGATGCCGCCGCGGGGAAAGCCGGAAGACCAGCTCACCGCGCCGACGATATTGCGCTGGTCGTAGGTCAGGAACCAGTCGCCCCAGCTGGTGTCCTTCTGCCGGCACCAGCGCCCGCTGTCGGAGGCCGTCTGCGGGTACGCGATCTGCACCGCCCGGTTCGCGCCGTGCTGGATGTGCTGCAGGGTGCCGACGCCCATGCCGGCCGGACGGTTCAGCGTGTTCCCCGTCACCTGATAGAAGCCGGTCGTCCCGATCTGGTCCGCATCGTTGCCCGGGATCGGGCGCGCCGTGCCGCCGAGGCCGTAGTCCCCGACCTTCAGGAGGCGGCCGGGCGTGGTGTCGAGATCGCTCTGGGTTACGGCCGTGCCGGAGAGGAGCCCCTTCAGCTCCATGCCCGCCGGCGTGAACCGCGCCCGCTCCGTGCCCTGACAGGTGACGCCGAGCTCGTTCTCGGCCGCGAGGAAGAAGCCGGTGTTCCACCCCACCTCTTCGTTGAAGGTGAAGCCGGGGAAGGTCTGGTTGCCGCTCGGAACGCTGAAGGGCACGAGGGCGGCCACGCGGGAGCTTCCGACCCGGAACCGCTCCTCGCCGCCGGCCGCGATCCCCAGAAGGTCGGCCGCGGCCCGGAAGATCCCGGTGTCGAGGTCGCCCGCGAAGGTGAGGCTCGGCGCTCCCGCCGCCCCGGCGGGCAGCGCGGCCGGCAGAAGCGACTGGAAGTGGGTGGTCGAGAAGAAGCCCCGCGTCGCGCCGCCGGTGACGAACTGCAGGACGTCCGCCCCGTCGCTGCGGATCCCGGTGTTCGGATCGGCCTCGAACGAGATCCCCGGCGCCGCGGCCGTCCCGAGCGGCGCCCGGAGCGGCACGGTCGAGGTGAGCGCGAGGGCCGAGACCGTGAGCCGGAGGACGCCGCCGGCAGTCACCCCCAGCGCGTTGCTGCCCGGCCGGAAGAGCCCGGTGTCGGGATCGCCCTTCCAGAAGAGCCCCGGCGCGGCCGCGGTGCCGTCCCCGAAGCCCGCGCCGGTGAGATAGGGCAGCAGCGCGTTCAGCTCGGCCACGAAGGCCGGGAACCAGCCCAGGAAGGCATCGGCATCGTCGTTGAAGGTGCCGGGGTTGCCGCTGTTCGGCGGCGTCGGCGGGGGAGAGAAGAAGTCCATGGCAGGTTCCTTGCGTCAGGCGAGGCTCTCGACCTCGGCGCGGCCGTCGCAGATGGCATGGCCGAGGGTCAGGTCGTAATCGCGGAGGATGCCGGCGACGGTGGTGCCCCAGACATCGACCCCCTCGCCCGCATAGAAGACGGCGAGCCGGCTCGAGACCCGCTCCATGATCGACTGGACGCGCGCCGCGCCCTCGAGCGGGACCTGGAAGGCGAGCGAGACGGTGCGGGTGACGGGGCGCGGCACGATATAGAGCCCGCCCCATTCGTCGCGCTGCTTCACGGAATAGTCGACGAGACCGAGGCCGGTGCCCGCCACCGTGGTGCCGACCGGCGTGTCGCGGCCCATGACGATCTCGCCCACGCGGGTGACGGCGCCCCCCGTGACCGTGATGTCGAGCGTGGCCCCTGCCGGCAGCGGCGCGGCGACGATCACGTTCGGGGTGAAGGCGAACTCGGTGAAGACATATTCCCAGAAGGTGCCGACCGGGTCGCGCGCCACGAGATCCACCGTCCGGTCGTGGATCGTGGCGCCCGCGGGCGTGGTGACCGTCACCTGTAGGGACGCCGCATCGAGGTTGAAGAAGGCGAGGCGGTTCAGCGTGCGCGGCAGCCGGATGGAATAGCGGATCGTATGGCCACCCACCGTCTGGCCGCCGATCCGCTCGTCGAAGGCGCGCCAGCGGTTGGTGGCCCCGATCCGGAGCCACCAGCTGCCGAGCGCATCCCCGGCCGGATCGTGACCCTGGTTCCCGTCGGCCACGCTCTCCCAGACGCCGTGATGGGCCACCACGCGGGCGCCGCGGGCATAGGTCACGCCGGCGGCCCAGGCGGGATGATCGTCCTCGGGGATGTTGCTCGAGAGCAGCGCCGCCGGCGTCACCGGGGTCGGCAGGATGATCCGCATCAGACGGCCTCCGTCGGGTCGATCCGCACCCCCACCGTTCCGATCCGGCGCAGGTCCTTCGCGGTGGCGGTGGAGGCCTCGGCGCCCTTGCGGGCCCAGACCTTCATCTCTGCGAGCTCGGCCCGCAGCGCCACGAGCTCGGCCTGCAGGTCGCGCACGGCGCCGGCCACCTCGGAGGCGCCCATGGCGGCGCCGCCGAGGATGTCGGCGGTCCGGCCTGCGCTGTGGATCCGGCTCGGGCCGGTGGCCTCGAGCTCGGGCCCGAGCTCGCCCACGAGGCGCAGGCCGCCCGCATGGAGCCCGCCCGCGGCGAAGCCGGGAACGTCGAGGCCGAGGGCCGACCAGTCGAACACCTCCGGCCGGAAGGGCCGCAGGCCCGCGAGGATCGCCTCGCGGCCGTGGTTGCGGTAATGGATGGTCGGATCGTAGCCATATTCGTCCGCCGCCACGTCCGGATAGAGCCGCAGGTAATCGGCGGTATCGAGCGGGATCCGGCCCTGCCGCTGCTGGAAGAGGCCCCAGAGGTAGTCCTTCAGGCTCCCCGGCAGCCGGCGGATCGTCTCGATCCCGTCGAGCGGCGAGAAGCCCTCGATGGCCCGCATGATCTGGGCCGTGGTCTTCCCGGTCGTGTCGATGCCCGCCTTCCGGGCCATGGCGCCGATCTGGGCATCCGTGGCCAGAATGTCGCCAGCGGCATTGCTCGCGAGGCCCCCGGCATAGGCCGACAGCGCCGCCCCCTGTCCCCTCTTCGTCGCGGCGGCCGTCTCTGCCCGCACGGCTGCGGCCAGATCGCCGAGCGCGGTTCGCAGCGCCGTCATCGGCGCCGTGATTGCCCCCGCGTCGTGGTCTCGAACCAGGTCGAGAAGCCGGTCGAGGGATCGAAGGCGAAGCTGCCGCCGAGCGTGATCTTGCCGCCCTTGGCGCCGAGGGCCTTCAGCAGTTCCGCCATGCCGAGATCGGAGGCGGGCCTGTCCATCACCAGCGCGAGCCGGCGCACCGACTGCGCCACGCGGACGGCGGCGAGCGTGCGCAGATCGTCGGGCAGCGCGTCGGTCTTCGCCAGAAAGTCGATCCGCGCGAGGTGGTCGGAGGAGGCCTTGGCCGCGATCCAGACCAGATCCGGCGTGAGATCCATCCGCCGCAGCACCATGTCGAGCGAGACTTCGACCCCGCTCGTCGCATTCTTCAGGATGCGGCGCAGGTCGGCCGGGATCGCGGCCGTGGCCATCAGCCCCACGGTCACATCGATCCGCTCGCGGAGCGCGGCGTAGGAGATCTCCTTCGCCGCCGCGATGGCGCCCTCGAGCGAGCCGAGTTGCGCATTCAGCGCCGCGATCTGCTCGGGCTTCAGCGCCTCGCCGCCCGCCAGATAGTCCCGCACCTCGGTCAGGAGATCGACCTGCTCCTGATAGAGCGTGGCCAGCACATCCTCCTTCGCCCCCTCGAGACCGGTCACGCCCTGCAGAAGCTGCAGGTCGGAAAGCACCCGCGCCTGCGCTCGCGCCACATCCACCGCCGACCTCGCCTGCCCGCGCACGGCCTCGATATAGGCCGAGGCCGCGCCGGAGATGCTTTTGGCCGCGTCCTGATCGCCCGCCATCGCGCTCGCCAGCATCGTCTGATAACGCGCCTGCGACTGCGCCGCCGCCACCGCGGGCGAGATCAACTCCGACGCCGCGCTGCGCAGGTCGCCGATATAATCGCGCAGCGCCACCGTGACCTGATACCAGCCCTTGGCTGCCGCGGCCGCCGCCCGCTGCGCCTCGGCCGCGCCGGAGATCATGCCGTCGAGATCGGTGCTGATGGCGCCGATCAGCCCCGCCAGCCCGGCCGAGAGGCCGGCCACGCTCGGCAGGATCTGATCCATGACGCCCGCCATGCTCACGAGGACCGCGTAGAGCTCTCGACCCCGCTCGGTGGTGAGATCCTGCGCCTCGACCAGCCGGCGATATTCCGCGCGGGTCTCGGGCAGCGCCACGCCCATCTTGGCCAGCGCCGCGGTCGCCTGCCGGGTCGCAGTCTCCATCCGCTCGGCCTCGCTATAGAAGGCTTGGTAATAGGAGGAGGTGGCGGAGACGAGCCCGTCGAGCCCGCCGAAGAGGGCGGCCAGATCCGAGGCCATGCCGGCGGTGACCATGTCCACCGCTCGGAAGCTGTGCCCCAGCGTGTCCATGACGCCGTTGACCCCGGTCATGGCCGCGCTCAGCCGCTGCAGCGCCTCGACGAAGCTCTCGCCCTCCTTGACCAGAGCCGCGAGCTCGGGGCGGGTCGAGACGAGGCTGTTGCCCGCGATCAGCTCGGCCAGATCGCCCTGCCGCTTCCGGCCGAGGAAGGCGGAGAGAATCTTGTCGCCGAGGGATCCCTTGAGCCCGCTCACCACCGCATCGGAGGTGCCCTCCGCGATCCGCGTCTCGAGGTCCCGGATCGCCTGGTCGTTCCGGCCCACATAGCCGAAGGCACGGGCCGCGAAGTTGTCGCCGAGCTCGGTGAGCTTCTCCTGCAGCTTGGTCCCGATCTCCTCGTCGGAGAGGCCCTTGGTCGAGAACTTGACCGACGCCGCAAAGCCCTTGAAGGCCTCCGCCCCGATGCCGAGCGTGTCCGCCACATCCAGGACCGAGGCCTGCATCTGGCCCACGGCCTTGACGATGGGGCCGGCCACCGCGCCATCCGCGAGGCCGTAGCTCGTGCGCCGCGATTTGGAGAGCCCGCCGAACCGGGACTTCTCGACCTTCCGGTAGCTCTCCACCATGGCGTTCAGTTCGCGCACGGTGACGCGGAGGCCCGCATCGAGGAGCTTCGTCTTCGAGCCGAAGAAGGAGAAAGCGGCCGCCACGGCGGCAATGGGGCCGAGGATCGCGCCCGCCGCCTGCGCGAAGCCGACGAGACCGCTCGTGGCCAGCCCAAGCGACTGGCCGATATAGGCGAACCCCCCGGAGAGGCCGCCCGAGAAGAAGTTCCCGAGCGAGCCCAGAGCCCCGCTGCCGAAGGCGCTGAAGGCATTGCCGATGCTGCCCAGAAACCCGCCGCCGCCGCCGAAGAGGCTGCCCAGCATCCCGAGGCCGCCGCCGCCCATGCCCGGCACGCCTGCCGCGGCCGCGGTGCCGGCGACGCCGCCGGAGCCCAGCCCCATCCCGATGACGATCCGGTTGCGCGCCGCCGTGGCGATCATCTCGGCCAGCATGCCCTTGAAGCTCCCGAGGACGTTGCTCACGAAGCCCTTGAAGTCCCTGAACCCGCCGGTGACGAAGTCGCCCCAGGCCGTGGCCACGTCGCCGATGATCGGGATGCCCTCGCCGAGCTCCCGGTTCAGCTCGCCGATGGCGCGGCGATGCTCGTCCGCCGAGAGCAGGCCCTTCTTCGAGAGCTCGCCCAGCTTGGCGATCTCCTCCCGGTATTTCTGGACCGGGGTCTTCAGCCGCTCCTTCCAGGCCTTCGCGGCCGTGACGAGATCGGAGAGCTTCTGCTTCGCCCCGCCCGCGGCGGCGCCGAGATCCGACACGTTGTCGCCGAGGTCGGAGACGGGCGGCGCCGCCCCGTCGGCGGCCTCCCCGGTGTCCGTCACCGCGGAGCGCAGTTCGGCCGCCGCGGCGGCGGCGGCGTCGAAGCCCTCCGAGGCGAGCGCCCGGGCCTCCTCCTTCAGCGCCTGGGCCTCGTCGCGCGCGGCCTCGGCCGCCGAGGTCAGGGCATGGACCCCGGACCCGGCCATGATCGCCATGTTGCCCACATCGAGCGCCGCGTCGCCCATGCCGGGGATCGCGGCCATCCCCTGCGAGAGGTTGCGCAGGAAGTCCGTCCATTTGCGGGCGACCGCGGCGATCATGGTGAGAAAGCCCGCCTCGACCGTCTTCCAGACCGCATTGAGTGCCGGGCCGAGGGCGGTGGCGCTGGTCTTCATCCCCTCCCAGACGCCGCGGGCCACGCGGCCCATGATCTCCATGGCACTGCCGAGGCCGCCCACCGCCTTGACCGCGCGCGTGATCTGATAGGCGAGCTCGCCCACGGCCACCACGGCGACCCCGAGGCCGGTGCGGATCAGGGCCGCCCGCGTCGCGACCAATCCGGCCACGAAGGCCCAGGCCGCGCGGGTGGCGACGATCAGGGCCGGGGTCATGGAGACGGCGAGCGCCGCCGCCGCCGTCGCCGTGTAGACCGCCAGCCGGTCGATGTTGCCCGCCACCGCACCCGCGACCGCACCGATCCCGTCGATCACGCCGCGCAGAAGTCCGCCCTCGCGCATGGAATTGGTGAAGGCCACCGCCATGGCCTCGACCGCGGGGGCGAGCTCGGCCGCGATCCGGTCGCGGGCGGCCGAGACCGCCGTGGCCATCTGACCCAGCGCAAGGTGCGCATCGCGGAGCGCGGCCACCGCCTCGTCGCCGAGGATCGCGCCGAGGTCGGCCGCCTGATCGCCGAGCCGCTCCATCTCGGCGCCGTTGTTGCGCAAGAGCGGCAGGAGGAGGGTCGCGTCGTTGGCGATGGCCTCCATATAAAAGGTCATCTGCGCCTGCGAGACGCCCGCCTTCTCGAGGCTCGAGACATAGAGCTGCAGCGCCTGGGGCCCCGACAGGTTGCGGAACTCCTTCGCCGTGACGCCGACCTTCGGCGCGATCTTCTCGAAGAAGTCCTTCATCTCGCCGCCGCCGGTCGAGAGGAAATCGCCCACCTTGTCGTTCACGTCCTTCAGGATGTCGGCGAGCTTCTCCTGCTCGATGCCGACGCTCTTCGAGGCGGCAGACCAGCGCTGCAGCGTCCCGGGCGTGGTGTTGGCAACCTGCGCCAGCCGCGAGATCTCGTTCGCGGCCCGCGCGGTCGGCACGACGATGCCCGTCATGGCGGCGCCGACCGTGGCCCCGATGGCCGACAGCGCGCCGAAGGCCTTGGCCGCCGCCCCGAGCGAGGACTGCGCCTTCTTCAGGCCCTTCTGGAACTCTGCGCTGTCGAGGCCGAGGTTGACCCGGAGTGCGCCGATCACGGATGCCGACATGGGAAGCCTCCTCATGGAGAAGGCCGCCCGAGGGCGGCCTGGTCAGTTGCGATGGTGGGGGGATCACCCGCGCCCTCTGAGCGCCATGCCGATGAGCAACCCGCGCACCCGCTCGTGGTCGGTGTCCCAGTCGGCGTCCGCCTTCTGCGGGGGCGGCGCGCCTGCCTCTGCCGGCGGCTTGTAGTCCGGCATCTTGCCCGGCTGGTGGAAGGCGAAGGCCACGAGGGTGGCGAGCTCGTGCTGCAGGACGCGCCGGTCCTCGATCTCGCGCCGGCGCCGCTTGAAGTCGCCCTCGAGGATCGAGATCAGCTCGCGCGGGGTGAGCCGCCAGAACAGCTCGTATTCCTGCCCGGCGGCGAGCCACCGGGCGAGGAGGTCTTCGATCAGGCCGTGGCCGGCTTGGCTTTCGCTCTGGCCGGCGCCGGGGCGTTTCCCCCGGCGTCCTCGGATCCGGTCTCAGGCTCGGCCCGGGCCGCCTCGGGGAAGGCCGCGCGGATCGCATCGCCCAGAAGCCGCGAGGCCTCGGCCAGCCCGATCTCGTCGATCAGGTCGCCCGCCGCATCCTCGCTCAGCCCCTCGTGGCCCATGCCGGCCCAGATCAGGCGCCGGAGCCGCAGCATGTCGCCCTGCGAGCCCTCGCCCTGCATCGCCACGATGGCATCGACGAGGGTCTCCCCGGCCCGCTCCTGATAGCGGACCTGGGCATTGGTCGTCAGGCGGAGGAAGCGCGCGCGCCCCTCGGCCTCGAAAGCAACAGCACCCCGCATCATGTTCATGCCTCCGTCCCCCGCGTCCAGGTGGGCGCGCCGGTCCCGCGGATGTTGAGGTTGATGCCGACCGGGGCGCCGAGGTCGCCCGCCTCGATCTGGGGCACCGGGAAGCCGCGGAACTCGAACACGTCGCCCGTGCTCTGGTCGGGGGCGGGCTTCATCGTCACGCGGTAATAGATCGGGTGTGCGGCCTCCTGATCGGCGATCATCGCGGCATAGCCCGCCGAGGTGTAGCCCATTGGGATGGTGATCTGGCCGATGTCCTTCAGCCCCTTGATGTATTCGCGATAGCCGCCCTCGCTGTCGAGCGAGGTCACGTCCTGATAATCCTGCTCGACCGCAGGCACGGCGATCCCCTTGGCTTCCGGGATCGCGCTCCATGTGGCGCCATCGGTGGAGCGCTCCACCTCGGCCCCGTAGGCGATGATCTGTTTCGAGGCCATCCGGCCCTCCTATGCTGAGTAGATGGTGAGAAAGTCGAGCGAGACCCGATAGGGCCGCCCGGTGTCGTCGCCCGGCTCGCGGAGGTCGCGCGCGCCGTCGAGGAAGACACCTCGGAACCCGCCGCCGCTGTGGCCGTGGAGCACGGCGCGCACGGCGCGGGAAAGCTGTTTGGCTGCGCCGTAGCTTCCGGCGTAGCAGTCGATCTGGACGCGGGCCTGCTGCAGCCCGTCCGGCCCGGTGAGGGTCAGCCCCTCGCGGTCGCTGACGGTGCTGAGCACCAGCGCCGGCAGCGGGTCGCCCTGCGGATGGCGGCCAAAGTTGACCCGGGGACCGACGAGGACCGCCACCGCCGGTGCGCCGAGGAGGAGGGCGCGGAGGGCTTCCTCCATGGGTCAGCCCCGCGCCTTGGCCGCAGCTCGCGCGGCGCGTTTCTCGGCGCGGGCGACGGCCTTCGAGACCTGCTGCCAGAGATCGGAGCGGAGCCGCTCGAGGAGGGCCTCGCGGTCCTGATCCCAGGCAGGGCGAAGGAAGGGCTGGGCCGCCATGTGGATGTTGCCGAACTCCTGATTGTGCGCGCTCGGGAGCGGCCCCGCGCCCACGAACATCTCGACGCTGGCCCGGTCGTCGCGGAACATGCGGCGATGCCGCTTCGCCTGACGCTCGCTGAGGCGCGTGCCGACCGTGATCGAGGGCGCGAGCGTGCGGGTGTCGCCGACCGGGGCCTTGCTCTGAGCCAGATCGGCCAAGGGCTGGGCCGCCGTCTTCAGCGCCCGCCGCAGCGCCGCCTTGCCCGTGGCCTTCGAGAGCTTCGCCAGCTGCGTCTCAAGCTCGCGCAGCCCTGAGACGGAGACGGTGACGCTCATCGGTCGGTCCTCGCGGAACAGGTCAGTTCGAGAAAGCGGCCGCCGGGGCCGCCTTCCTTGATGCCGGAGATCTCGAAGCTGCGGCCCTCGCAGAGGATGCGGTCCTTGGGCGTGAGGCCCTTCGCAAAAGCGGTGAGGTGGAGGGTGAAGCGGGTGGTGACGCTGGCCGCGACCTCGCCGGCGCTCCAGCGTTCGCCATCGCTCAGGTCTGCCTTCGCCGCCCAGAGCGGCGCGCCATGATCCGCCCAGACCCCGACCGAGGCGAAGCCGTCGTCGGCGGGCGTGGCCCGCTGGATCTGCAACCGGCGGTCGAAGCGCGGGGCTCTCATTCCGACACCATCGGCCGGGCGTAGCGGGCCTGACGGATCAGGCGCTGGATGCCGAACGAGAGCGGCGGCGCAGTCTCGGTCGGCCCGATCCCGGCGTCATGCCATTCCTTGGCGAGCAGGATCACCGCCTGGCAGAGGCCGCGGGGGATCCGGGCCGGATCCTCATGGCCGCAGAGCGCGGTGAGGCTGACCGCACCCTCGGCCTCGGGGCGCTCGAGCGCGGGCTCGGTGAAGCTGCGCACGAGGCGGGCGGCGGGGTCGGAGATCTCCACCAGTTCGATCACCGGCGCGATGGGCAGATACCAGCGCGACCAGCGCCCGGCCGGGGTCTCGAAGGCCACGAGCCGGGGCATGAGGGCGCGGCGGGTGGCGGTCTCGACCACCTCGGTGGCGGCAGCGAGGAGCTCGGCGATCAGGAGATCGTCGTCCGGCCCGTCGAGATGGACCGCCCGCTTGAAGGCCTCGACCGACACCGCGAGCGCCGGGGGCTCGATCACGCGCATCGGATTACTTCCGCCGGCCCTGCACCGGCAGGTCGGCCGTGCCGGTTGCGGCGGCCATCGGCGCGGTCTCGGTCGGGGTCTCGAGCGCGGCCATGGCGGTCTCGAAGCTCGGGGCGGGGGCCGGTTCCGCGGGAACGGGAGCAGGGGCAGCGGCCGGGATCGCAGCGAGCGCTCCGTCCGCGGGCCGGTAGGGCACGGCGTGGACGCCAATCAGGGCCGCGGCCGTCGCGGGATCGAAGCCCGCGGTCTCGCCGCGGTTGTAGCGGTTCCAGGGGCGGATGAAGGTGACAATGGTCTTCATGGATCTCTCCGAGGGATGAATGTGGTTCGGCCCCGGGGAGCGCCGGGGCCGAGGAGGAACGTGGACAGGGGAGGGTGGCGCGGGGCCGGCCGCGGTGTCAGAGCGTCCAGCCGGAGGCGTTGAAGCCGGCGAAGGCCTCGTCGTGGGCGGGCGCGAAGTCGTGCTCGGAGATCGCCCGCATGAGGGTCAGATCGTTCTGGAAGGCCGAGACGGTCGCCCCGTTGCCGTCGACGAAGGAGGCATCGGTCGAGGAGCCCACGACGAGGGCCATGCTGTCGCCGATCATCGCCTCGTCGAAGTCGCCGAAATAGATCTCGGTCTCGTCGCCGCCCGCGCCGAGGTTGTCGGGGATCTGCGAGCTCGTGCGGATCGGGAAGCCCATGAGCTGGGCCGAGGCCCCGATGGAGGGGAAGAGCGGGTTGCCGTTCGCGTCCTTCAGGCTCGCGAGCCAGTTCTTAGTGGACGCCCGCATGATCCAGCCGGGCGAGACCATGCCCACGTCGGCATCCTCGACGAGCGAGACCGCGCGCCGGATCGCCGCCTCCGCTGCCGCCGGCGTGGCGGCCACCGGAGCGGCCTGCCAGTTCGCGGGCAGCATCCAGTGGCGGAGCCCCTTCGGCGTGTCGGCGCTGCCGTCGCCGCGGAGGAACGCCAGATCCTCGCGCAGCGCCATGACCTTCAGGAGGTCGTCGCGCACGAGCTGGGCCATCGCCACGCCCGAGTGGCGCAGGAGCGAGTTGCCGATGGGGACCATGCCGACCAGTTTCTTGAAGCTCTGGTCGATCTTGTCGAAGCTGGGCTGGTTCGGCGCGATGGCGGCATTCTCGGCCGCATAGGCGGCGACCGCCGAGCCCACCTGCTTCGCATGCCGCATCTCGCCCGCGGGCATCGGCAGGGTGCGGGCGCCCGAGGCGCGCACGACGACACGGGCGCGAAGCATCTCGATCAGCTCGGCCGCCTGGGGCCGCGGGATGGTCACGCCGCCCGCGCCTTCGCTCGCGCCCGAGAGCGCCGCCGAGATCGCGCCATGGCCCTCGGCCTCGAGGAGGCGGGCGGCCTTGTCGCGGTCGCCCTTGGTCCGCGCGAGCGCCTGGACCATGAAGCCCGCCGCCACCCCGCGATGCGCCGGATCGGCGGCCACTGCCGGCACGGCGTCGGCACCCGACCCGCTCCCGGCGCCCGCGCCATCGCCCTGCGCCGCAGCCGCCTGCGCGGCTTCCACGGCCGCCGCGCGCGTCACGGCGGCATCGGCCTTGACGAAGGCCGCTTCCGCGGCGGCGAAGGCCGCGGTCTCGGTCTCCAGCGCGGCGGCGTCCGGCGTTTCGGCCGCCTCGAGCGCGCCGATGCGGGCCGCCACCGCGGCCATCGTGTCGGCCGCGGCCTTCCGGGCGCGGCGCAGGTCGTCGAGGTTCTGTCGTGCCATGGGATCCTCTCTTGGCAGGGCTGCATCCGCGCAGCCGAACGGCCCCGCCAGCGCCGGGGGATGGGAAGGGGTGAAGGGGAGTGGCAGGCCGCGGGCGGCCCGGCGGTCGCGGGCGACACGGTTCGGCCTTGAGGTGAGTCAGGGGCTTACGTGTGCGACGAATGGTGGGAGAGTTGGGCTAACTCGGGGCGCCTCAGGTGCACTCTGTGGGCCTTGCCGTCTCAGTCGGAACTCATCTCATCGATTGCCAAATTTGCGGCTGAATAGCAGTTTAGCCTGCCAACCAGCTTTTCGAGGCAAAGGGCTCCCGAAGATCTCTTCGGGAGCGATTTTTTGACATGGCACGCCGTTCACATCGACTTCGAACCGGAGCGCTCTTTCGTGGTCAGGCCCCGTTTCGACCGCGCGAAGAGCACCTCGTCAACCTCGACTTCAAGCCAACCGCGCTCGCAATAGTCGTCAACGGCGATCAAGAAATTCCTGAGAAGCTTCGGGCGAACGCGATGAGGTAGTGCGTGCCATCGGCTGCCACGCAGAACATGAAGCTTGAAGCCTTTCGTCTGCTTGAAACCATGCAGCTTTTGAAGCAGGCGAAAGAGATGACCGTAGAGCAAGTCTTCTGATGCAAGCCGAGCCCGGCGAGGCAGTTTGATCCGCAACCAGACCTTATAACGCTGCCGCCTCTCGATCTCGAAAATCTCGCCGCTGAGGCGTTCAAGGCGACGGCTGGATGGGAAGCTGAAAACATTCGACATGATGCAGTCTCCATTTGACGTGAGGACCTGCATCCGTTGCCCTGAAAATTTAAACGGGCCAACACCTTGCAGAGCAAGGATGCAGGCCCGGGTTAAATCCAGGTTCCTTACCGGGAGCGGATTCCCGGGGGCGTTTATCGAAGGTGGCTAGAGGCCACTGCCCGTGAGTAGAAGATATGCGCTTTCAGCGTCCCCATCAAGGGATCAGTAGCACTGCGGTTCGCGTCCGTGCGACTATGGAGACTATCTGCTTCTTATGCAGAGTTTTCTTTAGGCAGCCCGCTGTAGAGGGGACACGTGCACGCGACAAGTAGTGTGCGGTGGTCAGCTCCGCGCGACTGCCTTCGCCGCCGCCGCGCGGGCGGCGAAGGCTCGGCTGGGGCTGCGGGATTTCGGCACCGTGCGGGCGGTGAGGCGGGCGTAGAAGGCGGCGCGGGTCTCGGTGCGGTCGGCGAGGCCGCGGCGGATGGCCTCGGGGGCGCGGAAGGTCGCGCCGCCGTCCTGCGGATCGTCGGTGACGCTGAGGCGGGCGGCGAGCTCGGCCGCAGGGATGGCGCGGCCGGCGGAGACGGCGGCGTGGAAGGCGGCCTCGGCCTCGTCGAGGCTGCGCTGGAGCTCGGCGCGGCCGGCCTCGGTCGAGGCGTCGGGGCGCTTGGCGCGGGCGTGGCGGGAGCTCATCTCGAAGATCTGCGCGCCGTTCGTGCCCGGCTGGACATGGGCCGCGGCGGTCAGCGCCACGCCGATGGAGCCCGCCACCGCGCCCGGCGTCATCACGATCTCGGTGGCCTGGGAGGCGAGCCAATAGGCGGCGGAAGCCGCGAGGGGCGAGACCAGGGCATGGACCGGCTTCAGGGTCGCCGCGGCGGCGATGGCCTCGGCCGCGGCCTCGATCCCGCAGACGAGGCCGCCCGGGCTGTCGATCTCGAGCACGATGGCGGCGGCATCCTCGCTGGCGGCGAGATGGGCCAGCGTCTCGGCCAGGCCATGATAGGTGGCCCAGCCGAACCAGCGCTCGTACTGTGCCATGTTAGGCGTGAGGATCCCCCGCACCGGCACCACCGCAAGGCCGCGCGCGACGGTGAAGCGGTCGGGAACGGTCGGGCCGGCCGCCGGGGCACGGGCCGCCGCGGCGGGATCGGCCGCGCCCTCCGGGATCGGCAGCGCGAGGAGGGGCGCCGCGAGATCCTCGGCCAGCGCCATGGGCTGCAGGGGGCCGAAGAGGCTGGCGAGCGTGCGCGTCATGGGTCGGTCTCCTCGCTGCGGGTCATGTTGGGCGCCGGGTTCAGCCGGTCGCCGCCCTCGATGGGGTCGTAGCCGTCGATGCGCCGGGCCTCGTTCGGGGTCAGGATCGGCCCGCCCACCGCTCTGGCGAGGGCCTCGAATCTTTCCTTGGTTGTGGGCCGGAGCAGGGCCCCGAAGTCATGCCGGAAGAAGAGGCCCGCACGGCGCTCGGCTTCGGTCAGCACCCCGAGCGCCAGCTGGTCCTCGACCTGCTTCGCCCAATGGAGGAGGCAGTCGGTCAGGTAATCGATGGCCTGCTGCTCGCCGTTGGCCTTCACGCCGTACTCCATCATCTGGAGCTTCGCCGGCGGCACGCGGTAGATGGCCGCGATCTGCTCGCGGTCGAACTTGCGGCTGCCGAGGAGCTCCTGGTCGGCGGCCTTCATGTCGAGGGTCTTCACATCCTCGCCCTCGCCGAGGATCGGGAAGCCCTCGACCTCCGGCGCGCGGAGGGCGGCCGCCACCCGGCGGGCGCTCCTGACGCGGGCCTCGTCATCCTCGTAATCGTCGCGGAGCCGGATCACGGCGCGGGCGGTGACGCCCGAGGCCGCGCGGGCGGCCGACTCCTGGCCTGCCAGCGCGAGGCCCACGCTCTCGGCCGCGACCTCGAGCGGGCTGCGGCCCGTCCAGCCGTCCTCGGCCATGTAGCGCAGATGGATCATGGCGCGGGAGGGCGCGCGGCGGCGGAGGCCCGCGCCATCCTCGAAGTCGTAGAACCGCTCCCGGCCGGCGCGGAGCACGCTGCAACCGGACTGGCGCACGAGGTCGATCAGCTCAAGCTCGCCCGCCCCGTCGCGTGGCGCCCAGGCGAAGGCATTGCCGCGGAGGGTGAAGGCGTAGCCGAGCGCAAACCGCACCACCGAGGCCGCCACGCCGGGCGCCGCCTCGACATTCAGAAGATAGGGCGCGGCATGGTCGCGCACCCGGACCTCGCGGCCGTCGCCGGTGCGCTGGAAGAGCTTCAGCGGCACCTTCGCGAGATCGCCCGCGATGACGGCGCAGCAGGCATAGACCGTGGCATGGCGCTGCGCCACGTCGGCCGAGACGCGGGGCAGGGTGCGGATCCGGCTCGCGCCGCCCGAGCTCCAGCCGACCTCCTGCAGCCAGGGCTTCGGTGCCGCCGTCCCGCTCGCCTCGGCCGAGGCCTGCGGCGCCGTCACGGGAGGCTCGGTGCGGACGGACGCGCTCGCCATTCGCGAAGCGCCAAATCGGAGCCATCTGCTCATGCCGGTCCTTCCTTCCAGACGGCCATCCCTCTCGGAGCGCCTGATCGTTGAGGCTGGTGAGAGCCTCAGGGGCTGGAAACGCAATGTTCGCTCCGAGCCCGTCTCGACCGATGTCGCGATGGGCACCGAAGCCTGCTATCGTTGAACTTCAACAGTTCAAGCTAAGGTTTCGATTGTGATGAGCATTTGGAGCGCAGTTGTCGCATCCCTGATTTTCGTTTGTGGCCTTGCTTCATCCGTCCAGGCGCATTCGCCCTACTTCGGGCAGCGCGAGAAAGTCGAGCTTCCAGGCTTTGGAATGGTCGAGTTTGCTGTTCTGTACGGCGATGGCATTGTCGTAACCGACCCTTCGCAAGTGGTAGTCTTCGACAGTGAAGGGTATTTGCTGGCCGCAACACCGCAGTCCGATGCACTCACCATTCATTGCGAAGTTCTGGACGGTCAGCCTCAGTGCCGCGTCTATGACGAATTGTGGGGGCTCGTGTTCGAGCCAGATTATTCGAAGTGGACCCGTGACAGACTGATCGAAGCCGAAGGCAGGCCGCCCAATGATGCATACCCGGAATACATGGACATTGAATATGGCTTCACCTCCCGTCACGCGACGTTCCGTGAGGTGGTTTTCCATGAGGCAATAGACGTAGCCCGCTCGCCGATCACCAGCACGTTTGCACTGCTCTGGTGGATCGGCGCCTGGGCGTGCGTTCTTCGTCCTGCGTGGAAGTGGAAACGCAACAGCTTTCGGCTGAGGCCTTTCAAAGTGTGGTCAGTCGCATTGGGCGTTCTTGGTATTCTGACGTTCGTGGTGATGTGGATTATGACTGTTGTGGTCTGGCTGACGGTGGAGCCTTACTCGATCCTTTTCTTCCTGTTCGTTTTCGTCCTGGGCGCACTCATCGCCGCAGCCCTGACGAGGCCGAAAGCAGTTGTTCAAGAAGCTTGACCCGATGTCCGCCGCGCCTGCCAGACCAACGGCGGGACAGCCTGATCCCGGAGATCCCGCCAGAAGTCGGGACCGTTCCGCCCGTCCCGAGGGCCGCCTTTCACGAAGCGCGAGCGGCGCGCCCGCTCATGCCGTCTCCACCTCCCGTGCGCGGCGGCGGCCTTCGGCGGCTTCGGCGCGCCCCAGGGCCATGATCGCGGCCACGGCCGGATCGATGCGGCCCTTCGAGCGGGCCTTGTTCGGCTTGATGTTCTCGGCCGCATCCTCGTCGCGGTGGACGTTGCCGACCGCCCAGGCCAGCACCGGATTGCCCGCGTGCCGGATCCGGCCCTTCGCCACCGCCTCCTCGAACCGCTTCATCGGCGAGGACATCGAGCCGTAGCCCTGCCCGTGCTCGACCAGCGGGAAGCGCCGCTTCAGGAGCTCCTTCGCCATGTATTTCATCCCCCAGCGGTCGTAGGCAAGCTCGCGGAGGTCGAAGCGCGCCCGGATCGTCTCGAGCCGCTCGATCACCTGATCCTCGTCGATCACGCCGCCGGAATGGACCTCGAGCCAGCCCGCATCGCGCCAGGCGACATATTCGCGCTTCTCCTTCTGCGCCCGCGCGATGAAGCCCTTCGGCCCCTCGGGCAGGAAGGAATAGGCGAGGAGATAGATCTGGCCGTCCTTCGGCACGGCGACCGAGATCGCGGTGAGGTCGGTGGTCTTCGACAGATCGAGGCCGACCCAGGCGGGCAGGCCGTAGAGCGCGCGCGGGTCGAACGGCTCGGCGCCGCGGTCCCAGACGTCGCGCGCGATCCAGGTCTGGGCGCCTTCCGTCCAGAGGTTCATGTGCAGCCGGCGGAAGTTCGGCATCTTGCCCGAGATGACGGTCGCCTCCCGGTACATCTCGCCGAACCGCTCCTCGGAGAAGGCCACCCCGAGGTTCGGGTTCGCCATCTTCCAGAACCGCGGGTCGGCCACGTCGCAATCGGGCGGGGGCTCGGCCACATAGGCGAAGAAGCTGTCGTCGCTGACCGTGCCCCGCACCACCTCCTCGGCATAGTCGCGCATCTCGCCGCAGAGGCTCGCGCGGTCGGCGCCGGCGGTGGTGATGGCCCAGTCGATGGGCTGGGCGCGGGCGATCATCGAGTTCGTCAGCACCTCGGCGAGTTCCCGGTCGGTCCAGCGGTGGACCTCGTCGCGGGCGGCGAAGTGCGGGTTGATCCCGTCCGAGCTGTTGCCGTCGCGCGAGAGGCAGGCGATCAGCCCCTCGGTCGCCGGCACCTCGATGGAGGTGCGCCAGACCTGCATCAGGGCCGACAGATGCGGCGAGGCGCGGATCATGCGCTTGAGCTCGCGAAAGAGGAGCCCGGCCTGATCTCGCGTGGTGGCCGCGCAATAGCCCTGTGGCGCCGCCTCGCGGTCGAAGAGGGCGGTGAAGAGGGCGGGCACCGCCGTGTCGGTGGTCTTGCCGTTCTTCTTCGCCACCTGATGATAGGTGGTGCGGAAGCGGCGGAGGCCGCCCTCCTTCTTCCAGCCGAAGACCGAGCCGTGGCGGAAGGCCTGCCAGGGCCTGAGCGTGAGCGGGCGGCCGGCGAGCGGCCCCGTCGTGTGCTGGATCAGCTCGGCGAAGTTCAGCACCCGGCTCGCAGCCTTGCAGTCGAACCAGAGGCCCCGGTCGCGCCCGGTCTCGAGGTCGGTCAGGTGGCGCAGGCAGGCGAGGCGCACGAGCTCGCCGGCGGTCTCGCGGCCCTCGACCACATCGAGCGCATAGCGCGAGACCGGATGGTCAATCGGCTCCATCGAGGGTCTTCAGGATCTCGTCGAAGAGATCGCCCTGTCCGGTGACGCGGACGCGGGCCTCGTCGACGGGGGTGAGGCCGAAGCGGGCGGCGAGCTGGTTCATGACGGCGATGGCATCCTGTCGCTGGCCCCAGACGGCGCGCTTCTTCTGCTGGCGGCCGTTGCGGGTCTCGACCTCGTACCAGCTGCCGAAGGCCGCGATGTCGCCGGTGAAGCGGATGACATCGGCCACGGCCTCGCAATAGACCGCGAACGGATCCTCGAAGGCGGGCTCGAGGCGCTTCTTCGTCACGAGCACCGGGGCGAGCCGCTCCCAGACGTCACGGCCTTCCGCGCTCATCCACTCCGGCGCCTCCGGCACGGGCGCCGCGAGATCGCCCTTCATCGGGATGACGTTCGAGACCTTCGGCTTCTGCCCGCGCATCGTGAGGCTCCTCGTTTCTCTCTGCCCGGTGGGCTTTTTTTGCCAATTCGCCGCGCGCGAAAAGGAAGGTTCGAGCGCCGGTTACCTCGCCGACCCCTCCGATTTTCCGATGCCCCCCGGTGGGTGGAACACCTCGCGCGCGGTCTTGCGGCTATGGCAGGGCCGGCAGAGCGGCTGCCAGTTCGCCCGGTCCCACATCAGCCCGGGATCGCCGCGGTGCGGCCGGATATGATCGACCTCGGCCGCGGCCACCACGAGCCCGAGCCCGGCGCAGTCGGCGCAGAGCGGATGGGCCGCGAGGAACCGCGCCCGTGCTCGCCGCCACCGGCCGGTGGCATAGAAGGCGGCACCGGCCTGCGCCGCGGCGCCGGCCTTGGCGCGAGCCTTGCGCGCCCGTGCCTTGGCTTCGGCCTCGGCGGCATGGTCGGGGCAGTGCGCCTGGCCGGCCGGCGCGAGCTCCTCGCAACCGGGCGCACAGCAGAGTTTGCGGATCACGGGGAGGCTCCAAAGCGAAGCGCCCGGAGAGCTTTGGTGCTCGCCGGGCGCTTGTCTTCGATGATGGCAATCTGCCGAACCAATCGGGCCGCGTCAAGCGGGTGTCAGCTCCATGCCTCGTGGAGCGCCTGCAGGCCGCGCTGGAGGCGGTCGAGCTGACGGGCCTCGTGCCGGCTGTTGAGCCGCCCGGGCAGGCTGTGGAGCGACTGGTCGTCCAGAACGACATGCTGAATGACGGGCCGGGCGAAGGCCGGGATCTCCTCCCACATGCGGAAGAACTTCCGCCGCCGGTCCACCCGTTCCGCCTCGGGATCATGGGTGCCGCTCGTGTCCACTTTCACGATGGCGGCCAGCGGATCGCGGGCTGGCATGCCCGAGGCCGCCTCGAAGAGCTCGGCCGCGATGTTGGCCTGCTCGACCGAGAGCTTGCCCTGCCGGTGATAGCGCCCGACCCAGGTCTCCCGCCGCGTGCGGATCACCCGGTTCGGGTTGCTCTTCTTGCCGGTCTTCGGGTCGACCTCGGCTGCCTCCTCGATCCGCTTGCCCGCGATCTGCGCCGGCGTCAGCGGCCCCAGATCCCACGGCGCGAGCTTCAGGCTCACCAGCTTCGCCTTCATGGCCTTGCGGCCCGTCGCGCCCTTCATGCGGTACGCCTTTCCTTGTTGTTGCTCTTGGTGTTGCCGCACCGGCCCGGCCCGCCGCATGTCCACTGCGTTCCCGATCATGCTGCCGCCCCTTCCTTGCGGGTGCGGCCGGCATCCACCAGCGCGCGGGCCTGCGCCCGGTCGCGCAGATAGAGCTCGAGCCAGTCGCGATCCTCGCGGCTCGCCGTCTCCCGGTCGATCCGGTCGCGGACGAGCTCGCAGCGCCGGGCATTGTCCGCCGCCTGGTCCCGGATCTCGCGCAGGTCCATCGCGAGCGGCGGCCTCGGGTGCTTCAGGAGCCACCGGTAAAGCTCCACCAGATGCCCGCCCGCTTCCGCCTTCGGCCCCTCGACCGAGGCAAGCCAGCTCGAGACCAGCCGCCGCTCGGCCGGCGGCGGCTCCTCGATGGCGCGCGCGAACTGCCGGATCAGCACCTCGGACGGCCAGACCCCGTCCGCCGCGCTGTCGATCAGCACCTCGGCGAGCGTCATGAGGTTCTCCGCCCCCATGTAGCCCAGCTGCTCGCAGAGCCTGGCCATCGCAGCCTCGTGCGCCGCGGCGGCCGTGCCGCGCCGCCTCACCATTCCGGCCTGCTCCAGCCGGTCCACCACCAGCGCCTTCACCCGCGCCCGCTCCTCTGCCTTCGTCATGGCCATCCCTTTCTCAGCCAGCCACGCCTGCCGTTTCGCCACCGGTTCCGGTGGTTCCGGAACTCTGTTCTGTCTTGTCTCTGTCATTGTCTTGTGCGCGGGACAGAATTCGGCCCGAAGCGGCCGCGTCCGTCCGGATCCGTCCGGTTCTGTCCACATTCCGTCCGCGTTCTGTCCCGATCTGTCCGGTTCTGTCCCGAACTGTCCGCATTCTGTCCGGCGGACAGAAGTTCTCGTTACACGGCAAGCCCTTGCGGGACGTCCGCCTGCGCCAGCGCATCGGCTTCGAGTGCGCGGCGCACCATGTCGCGGGTCCGGTTGCCGGGGCAGTGCTGGGCGAGCCAGCCGTCGACGCGCTCGAGGAGCCCCGGATCGGCCGCCATCTTGCGCGTGCCGCCCGCCTCGAGGATCTGGTCGGGGAGCCGCGCAAGGCGCTTTCTCCGCCGCCCGGCCTCGCCCTCGACGCGGCGCTTCTCTCGCAGGCTGAGACTTTCGAGGATGATCTCGACCACGACGCCGTGCATGAGCCGCACCTCGCCGTCGCACTGGCAGGGCACCCATTTGTAGAGCGGCGACCAGTCGCGCGCGCGGTAGGACTGCCAAGCCTTCAGGTCGAGCATGAGGAGGGCCGCGAGCTGCACATCGTCATCGGGCAGCGTGCCGACCGGCGTCTGTTTCTGGCTCAGGCAGAAAAGATCGAAGGCGAGGCCGCGCACATCGGGCGGCGCCGAGAGCCGGAAGCGGCTGTTCAGCCACCGGTCATGATGCCAGGCCATGAAGAAGTGCGTCGTGAGCCGCTGGTTCGGGTCCAGCGGATAGTCCGGGAGCTGCCCGGCCTCGATCAGCCGCGGCGCGGGGCGGGCGAGGGTCATGGTCGCGCCCTCCGCTGCGATGGTGCGGGAAGATCAATCCTCATCGGGGAACCTCCGAAGCATAGATAAAGACGGGCACCTGGGCCGCGAGGGCGGATGCGACCTCGTGCCGGATGCCGGTGGATTGCGCCCAGCCGCGGATCTCCGGGACCACGACGGCGGCGCAGACGGTGAGAAGGGGGCGGCACCAGTCCTCCCAGAGCACCGGGTTGAACGGGTCGATCCGGAGCCGCGGGAACATGGTGGCATGGAGAGCAGCGGCCGAGAGCACCACCGGCGAGATCGCGGTGACGCCGACCTCGAGGAGCCGCGCCACCTCGCGCGCCGCCTCGGCCATCGCGGCCTCGGAAAGCTCCGCCGACCAGCGCCCGTCCCGGCCGATGGCGCGGAGCGTGTAAGGGCTCGCCAGATAGACCGGTCGCCCCCAGCGCGCATGCCGGGCGACGAGGGCCGGATCGGCATGCCAACGCAGCAGATCCGCCCGGCCCGCGGGATGGCGCTGCAGCGCGGCCCACCCGCTCGATCGAAAAGCGCCGGAGGCCGAAGCCCCCGGCGAAGTGGCCGCGTCCTGTACAGGCAAGGGCGCGGCGGCAGTCACAGAAGGCTCCCGAGAGCCGTGGCGAGGATCGCAGATCCGGCCAGGACGGACGGAACGAGCCACCAGCCCGAAGGCATCCGATACGAGCCGCGGGAGCGGGGCATGTTCTCGTCGCGGTAGGTTTCGCCCGCCTCGTCGCAAGAGGGGTCCTGCGGAAAGTGTTGGGAAAGTTTTCCAAGGCGCTTCCGGGCATGAGCCGCCCAGAAGTCCGCCACCGCACCGAGGTGGATGGCTGCGGTGATTTCGGCCACGAGGACCTTGCGCATGATCGTGATCATTCCTGTGCCTGTAGGGTTGTCGCCGCCTCTGCGGGGAAGTTCTGGTAGGCGAGGCCGACGACGAACCCGCTGGGGGAATGACTGCCGTCCCACCATTTGCGTGCCGTCGACCCGTCGACACCGAAGGTCATGGCCGCATGCTCGGGACTGTCGAAGTTCTCGCGCACGAAGCGAGACCAGCGCGCGGCGAAGAAGGCGCGATAGGTCATCGCCTCCCGCTTGGCGGAAGACTTTCCGGGGGACTTTCCTGACATGGTTGCTCCATCCTGAACCCGACCAAAGGCTTTCGATGACGAAGCGATTTCATGAAGCGGAAGGGGGGCAGCAGGATACATCACGCCGCGTCCCCTTCGATTTGCAGGAGGGCCCGGTCATGATCGGCGACACAAGCGCCCGAGCTCGCAGCCATGAAGGCGCGCAGGCGATCCACGACCTTCATGGTCGGGCTGGACTTGCCGTCCTTCCAATCCTGCCATTGTCCCCACTTCGCGTTGATGGCCTCGCGCAACAGCTTCTGCGGACTGATCCCGCACGCCGTGCAATGGGCTTCGATGTCTGAGATGAGCTGTTCCATGGCGGCAAATATGGGGGATTATTCCCCCAACATGCAAGGGGAAACATGCTCCATACGAGGCGCTCGGGTTGGAGATATATTTCCCCGTATGGAGCAGACCTTCAAAGACGCCTTGGCGCGGGCACTGAAAGAGACGAAGCGGTCGCTTCGTAGCGTCTGCCTCAAGGCGGGCGTCTCCTACGACCAGATGAAGAGCCTCATGCAGGGGAAGTCTGCCTCAACCAACATCGACGACGGCATCAAGATAGCGGCGGCCTTCGGTGTCTCTATCGAGGACTTCTTCGCGGGAGTCTTTGACCGTCAGCCTTCAGTGGCTGTTGCGGGGAGGGTTGGCGCGGGAGCTCACGTGGATTTGGTGGATGCCTACGCTAAGGGCGACGGCATGTACCACGTCGCATGCCCCCCGCAGCTGAAGCCTCACGGCGTTGTCGCTGTAGAAGTCGAGGGCGACAGCATGCTGCCGCTCCATCGGCCTGGGTCGGTGCTGTTCTACACTCGCGCTGCAGCTGAGGGTGTCCCGGTAGAGGCGATCAATGCCCCGTGCGTATGTGAAGACGTTGATGGGCGCGCTTGGCTCAAGGTCGTTAAGATCGGCAGCCAAGAGGGCACGTTCAGTCTGCTGTCCCTCAATCCTGATTCTGACAACATGCACGGGGTGCGGCTGAAGTGGGCGGCGCCGGTGCTGCTGGCGCTTTCGCCCGAATATGTGGTGCGGGTCGGGGACTGAGTGTCCCCTTTCATGCGAGCGGCACACCCATCTTGACTAGCTGATCGCGGACAATGCCTAGAGCAATGTCCTTCAAGATGGAGATGCTAACCCCGGACACTTGGGCTGCAGCATCCTTCGTCTTGTTCCAAACCGTGTCGCTTCGGATGGCTGCTGTGAAATCGTGTCCCTTGTTCGTCATGCGGAACACGCCTCCGGACTTACCTGTCTCTTCAAGGAAGCCTTCGTCGACGAGGAGGCGAAGGTGGTAGTAAGCCTTGGCGTCCTCGGGGCTCGATGCGAGTACCAAGTGATAGATGTGCAGCGCGTCTTCACTCTCTTCCATTTCCAAGAGCAGCTTTCGAAGCAGCTCGTCATCCCTTTTCATCCTTCGGCCTCCCTGAATGGTCAGCATGACCTTCTCGATCCGGGCCGATTCTTCAAAGACTTCTGACACGCGATAAGTGCTTCCCTAGTGGGCATCGCTCCAAGGCATCTCGCCTTGCTGACGACAGGTTGATCTCGACGGGATCGCACAACCCGACCTGACTGTCCAGCGAAAGGGGATAATATCCCCCACCCTCCTTGACTGGGGGTATTTTCCCCCTTAGCGTTTCTCCGTGAGAGCGGCTCTTGGACTGTAAGTGAGAGCTCGCTGGAACCAGATGGGGAGAATACCTATGACCCTCCTAAGCTCTGCCCTGAACGGCATAGTTCTACAAATAAACATGGCACGGGAGGCGCTCGGAGCATGAGCCGGATCCTGCCCCTCACGCCCCACGATCTGAATGCAGCGCGCCATCGTGCCGAGCACGCGCCCACGCCCGAGATCCGCGCGGCCGCCAGTCGCCTGCTGACGGAACACGAGCTGGCTGTCGCCATGGGCCGCCCGCTGCACCGGGCCCGGCCGCGGCCGGCCTTCCGCACGAGCAGGCCGAGCCCGCTCGGGTCCAAGCTGACCGGCTTCCTCGTGGGGGCGCTCGCGCTCCTGGGCTTCCTGTTCGTGGCCACGGTGCTCTGGGCCCACGTCACTGACGTGGCCGAGACCATGCGCCAGCAGGCCAGCGCCATGCGGGGCATGTGATGGACGCCGCCCCGCATCCGGCGCCGCGCCCCGGGCCTGTTCCGGTCGACAGCCTCGCCGCGGCCGATCTCGACCGAATGGCCGCCGCCATCGACAGCGGCCGGATCCGGAAACCGCCGATGAAGGAGACGCCGGCCGACCGCGCCGTGGCCGAGGCCGCCTATCAGGTCGCGGCCGACGAGCTGCGGCAGTTCATCGAGCGCTACGAGCAGCTCGAGGCCGAGAAGAAGGAGATCGGCGGCCAGCAGAAGGAGCTGATGGCCGAGGCCAAGGGCAGGGGCTATGCGCCGAAGATCCTCAGGATGATCGTGGCGCTCCGCAGGCGCAGCCCTGACGACATTGCCGAGGAGGAGACGATCCTCGAGCTCTACAAGGCCGCGCTCGGCATGGCCTGACCCACCCCCGGCGCGGCGGGCGATCCGCGCAGCTTCCGTTCAACCCGCCCGGCGCCTCCGCGGCCCGGGCCCTGTCCCGCGCTCCGGCGCGCCGGAGAAGATTTGCATGAAGGGCATCCCGCATGGCTAAGGACTTCATCTCCCGGGGCGATCTGCGCCTCATCCCGCTCGCCGAGCTCCGGCTCTCGCCCCTGAACAGTCGGCAGGAGATCGCGGCCGAAGAGGTCGAGGCCATGGCCGAGAGCCTCGCCGTGGCGGGGCTCCTGCAGAACCTGATCGGCCATCTGACACCCGAGGGCATCGAGATCGTGGGCGGCGGCACCCGGCTCCGCGCGCTGCAGCTCCTCGCGGCCGAGGGCTGGAGCAGGCATCCGGATCTCATTCCGATAGATCCGGTGCCGGTGAAGGTGACGGCCGACCTGCAGGAGGCGGTGGCCTGGGCGGGGACCGAGAACAGCGCGCGCTCGGCGCTGCACCCGGCCGACGAGGTCCGCGCCTATGCCGCGATGCGCGAGCGGGGCGCGAGCCTGTCGCGGATCGCCCGCAGCTTTGCGCGCTCCGAGGCCCATGTCGAGCGGCGGCTGAAGCTCGCGGACCTGCCGGCCGAGGCGCTGGCGGCGCTCCGCGCGAACGAGATCTCGCTCGAGATGGCGAAGGCGCTGACGCTCGCGCCGAGCGGCGAGCGCTGCCTCGAGGTGTTGGGATCGGTGCGCGGCCGCGACGTGCGCCCCGAGCAGGTGCGGCGCGAGTTGACGCCCGGCACCGTGCCCTCGACCGACCGGCGGGCGGTCTTCGTGGGGCTCGAGGCCTATCTCGCGGCCGGCGGAACCTCTCAGCGCGATCTCTTCGCCGACCGGACGCTGCTGGAGGACGAGGCGCTCCTCGACCGGCTCTTTGCCGAGAAGGGGGCGGCGGAGGCCGAGCGGATCCGCGCCGCCGAGGGCTGGGAATGGGCGACGTGGGTGCCGGAGGAATATGTCTCCTGGACCGTGACGCAGAAGCTGGTGCGGCTCTACGCGCGGCCGGGGAAGCTCTCGGAAGGAGAGGAAGCGGAGCTCGCGGCGCTCGAGGAGCGCGAGGCCGAGGACGCCCTCGACGAGGCCGACCGCGCGCGCCTGGCCGAGCTCGAAGCCCGGCGCGCGGGCGGCTTCACCGACGCGCAGCGCGCCTCGTCCGGGATCTTCGTCTATTGCAGCAGCCGGGACGGGCTGTCGGTCGAGCGCGCCTATCAGCAGCCGCGGGCGGTGCCGCGCGGCGCTCCCGAGGCGGCGCCGGATCTGCCGCAGTCGCTGATCGAGGACCTGCACCGGATCCGGCTCGGGGCGCTGCAGGCGCGGCTGATGGACCAGTCCGAGCTCATGCTCGACCTCTTGGCCTGGTCGCTCGGCGGGGGCCTCAGGCCCTGGGCGCGCCCGCTCGCGATCTCGCCGACCGACCAGCCCATCGCGCCGGAGAAGGGGGAGGGCACCAGCTACCCGCCGCGGCTCGCGGCGCGGCTCGAGCCGAACACGAGCCTCGGCCCCGACGGCACCCCGGCCGAGTTCGAGGCCTTCCGGGCGCAGGGGAAGAAGCACCGCAACCAGATCCTGACCGAGGCACTGGCGCGGACCGTCTGCACCGGCAGCTCCGGCCTTTCGGCCGCGCTCGCGCGCCAGCTCGGGGTCGAGGTGCGCCGGATCTGGACGCCCACCGCACAGGGCTTCCTCGGGCGCTGCAGCGCGGGCTACCTCGACCGGCTCTGGAGCGAGCTCGTGCCGTCGGCCGAGGCGGATCACAGTTTCCAGAAGCTGAAGAAGGGGGAGAAGGCGAAGCGTCTCGAGGCGCTCTTCGCCGATCCCGCCACCCGCGAGGCCCTCGGCCTCAGCCGCGAGGACTGCGCGAAGATCGACGCATGGATGCCGGCGGAGCTCGATTGGCCGGAGGCGGAGGAATGAGCGGGAGGAAGGAACAGTTGCGTGCGGCGCCGCCGGTGGGCGGGCCGTGCTGGCTCGTAGGATGGGGAAAGGACGATGAGCGCTAGGCGATCCCTCACATTCGCGCCGCGGCTTCTCGGCGCGGCCGAGGCTGCGGCCTATCTGGGCGTGAGCGCGACAACGCTCCGCGGCCTTGACCTGCCGCGGCGGGTGCTGGGCGGGCGGCGGCTCTATGACAGGCTCGATCTTGACGCCTTCGCCTCGGACCTGCCGGTTGAGGGGGAGACGTTCGAATCGGAGGTGGAGCTATGCGACCGCCATTTCGGGATGCAGGCGTGAAGCTGCCCCGGGTGCAGCGCATCCGGCGCGGCGACCGGGTGCTCTGCTATCACCGGCCGACCGGGACGCGGTTGCCGGATCTGCCCGAGACTCATCCCGAGTTCGTCGCGGCCTGGGCGAAGGCCGAGGCCACGAAGCCGGATCTGGCGCCGCCGGTTGCTGACAAGTCGGTCGCGAAGGTCGTGCGGGCGCTCCGCGCGTCGAAGAGGTGGAAGGGGTTCGCCGCGAGCTATCGGCTCAGCCTGCGCTTCCATCTCGAACGGATCGAGACGGAGCACGGCACCCTGCCGCTACGGGGCCTGCGGCAGAAGCATGTCGAGATGGATCTCGGCAAGCTCGACCCGAACCCGCGCAACGTGTCGCTGAAATGCTGGCGGCTCATCTTCGCGCAGGCCAAGGCGGACGGGATCATCGAGAGCGACCCGAGCCACGAGATCGGAAAGCTCGTGACGAAATCGCCCGGCCACGTTGCATGGACGACGGCCGAGGTGGCGGCCTTCCGGGCGCGGTGGGCGGTGGGGACGCGCCAGCGCGCGGCCTTCGAGCTGCTCGCCTGGACCGGCTGCCGCGTCTCGGACGCTTGCCGCATGACGCGCACCCATATCGGCAGCGACGGGCTCATGACCTTCCGCCAGCAGAAGACCGGCGGGCTCGCCTATGTGCCCTGGACCTGCGCGCTTCCTTCCTGGGCGCTCCGGTGGGAGGAGGAGCGCGAGACGGTGCGGGCGGCGGTGATGGCCACGGCCGGCTTCACCCTGCTTGAGACGAGCTACGGGAAGGCGCGGTCGGTGAAGGGTCTGTCGAACTTCATCACCGCTGCCGCGGCCGAGGCGGGGATCGAGGGGCGCACGCCGCACGGCTTGCGCAAATTCCGGCTCACGGCCATCGCCGAGGCGGGTGGTCCCGCACACGCGATCATGGCGTGGGGCGGGCATGCGAGCCTCTCGGAGGCCGAGGCTTACACCCGTGCGGCCAGCCGGCGCGGCCTCGTGATGGGGCCGGAACAAGAACGGAACGATGTAAACGACCCCCGGAATTCCTGTAAACGCGCCAAATAA